AACTAAGGTTAGGTTAACCTTAAAATAAAAATGGGTCTCGGTTAGGAGACCCACATGTTTAGCGAATGAACTTATCCATTCGGAGTTTAATGTAATACATTCCGATGACCCACAGGGAGAAGAGAAACCCCTCCCCGTAGTCCATGGAGTTCCAAGCGTGTACAACGTCCATTATTTAAAAATCAATGCGTAGTAAGTAGCGATGACTAGGAGGGTCAAGCAGACCCTCTCATAGTTCCATCTCATCAGTCGTCGTTAGCGAGAGCGGCGAAGTAAGACAGAGCGTCGTCGTCATCAGACGTGTTGGCAGTCATCTTCTCACGGAAGGAAGACTGAGGGGTGATGTCACTGTCGTTGAAACCACCAGTAGCAACTGGGGTCTCCTCTTCTTCTTGCTGGACTGCTGCCACTCGGGGAGCAACGTTCAGCACAGCATTCAGACGGGTCTCCAGTTCCTCGTAACCTTTGAACTGACCGTCAGCAGTGTACTCCTCCAGGGAGTATGCCTGCTTCCAGGTTGCTTCAAGTTCATCGTCATCAGCAGACAGAGCAGCGACACGATCAAACTCACTGGAGTCATAGTTCCAGTAACCAGCAACGGTCTTGATCTTCAGCTTGAAGTTAGCACCTTCCCAGAGATCAAAGGGGTTGACGGGAGTCTCGTCTTGGAACTCGGGTTGCATTGCTGCCATGATCTTGTCAAAGATCTTCTTACCATAGCGATACAGGAAGACCTTGCCTTCGTTCTCGGGGTTCTTAGGATCTTTCACAACATAGATGTTGCTGTAGTAAGACAGTTTACGTTTCTGCTTACGAGCAACCTCCTTGTCAGACTCCACACCACTGTTCCACAGTCCGTTGTTGTGGACACAGACAGGACACTTATCACCCTTCGTGGTCAGGCAGTTCTCGATGAACCAACCACCAGGACCTTGGAAGGCGTGGGAGTAGACCTTAGCCCAGGGCACTGTCTCCCCTTCGGGAGCAGGCAGGAAGCGGATGACGGCATAACCGTTACCGCTAGCGTCAAGTTCGGGCTTCCAGAGTCGTTCGTCGGCACCTGATTTCTCAGTGCTGGACTTCTCCAGTTCCTTCTGAAGGAATTGGAAGTTGTTCTGGGACTTGCGCTTTAGATCTGCAAATGACATTAGATTACCTCGGATTATTTCGGATGTGTTGGATGGTTGGGTCTTACGTACAGTCAAGTCTCCCTGACTCATCTGCCCAACAAAGTTAGTATAGCAAAGGCGGGTGAGGATGTCACTCCTCTGTGCCACTCTCCAATGTGTCCTTCATCTTGGCGACTTTGGACAGGAGATCGTCAAAGAGTTCGCTGATGGACATGTTAGCATCTCCACCGAGCATGACAGCAGCCATCTTCATAGACTGTACCATCTCTTTTGCTTCAGGATCATCACTAAGACTCAACCTAGCATTAAAAATCTTCTGCTTTTCAATCAGTTCTTCAAGCACGTTAAAGTATTCCATCTTTTTCTTGTCACTGAGGACAGGAAAAGCATGGGCAGATTGAAAGCAGAAGCGTTGGAGTTCTGCCATCTCTTGCAGATCTCCACGTACCATTTCTGATTGAAAGAAATCACTCATAGCAGCATTAACTTAGCTCGACTTGTTTTTTTCATAAAGTTTAACTTCTGAGCATCATACTTAAGTTTCTCCTTAAGTGGTTTGCTAATTAATTTAGGAACGGATTCGATTTCGATCTCGTTTTTTTCACAGTAAAATACGATAGCATCAATGTAATTCATTTCATTTTCAAATGCTACCTTCTCCACCTCCTGCGAAAATCTCGCAGTCGTCATAAATTTATCCTCCAGATCTTTCGGCATGTTTGTCTTGGTATTCTTGGATGTACTCTTGTAACAAAATTAGATATTCTTTTTTGGGTTTGACCACGCTCACTTGTGGGTCTCCCTCTTCTGTTGCTACAATAGTTACCAATTGCTGTACGGAAATTCCATACAACTCCTGAAGCATACAAGCGTAGCCACACTCCTGAACATAGTAGTCCAGCAGATAGTTTTCAGGTTTTTGTTTCGCTGATGTCTTAAAGTCAATGATGGATAGTACACCATCAAACTCAGCTATACAATCAACTCGTCCAGCGATCTTTAGCACATCTGAATAGAGTGCTGCTTCCTGTAGGTATATATTATTTATACGGTCCAGGACTTTTTGTGACGTGTTGAACATGAACCAAGGCAATGGCATGTCCTTGTACTTTGTTTTGTCTAGGATATTGTTTAGATAATCTTCGACGAGTTTGTGGTAGCGAGTACCTCTAGTCGCTGAACGAGTAGAGATACCCTGTGCTTTCTCCTTGCCAACTCTTGCTCTCCATTTAGCAAGACCTGCTTGCTTCTTGGAGTTGTTACTAATCACTGTAGTGATTGATGGATACTTGTTACCTTGTGGTGTCACATAGTATCTCTTCCCATCGATTGTAACTGTGTTCATCTCAACAGGATTGTCAATCCCTACATGATTAAAGAGCATACTAGAATCCTAGATTAAGTTTAGCAATAAGATAGTTCTTGACAAGACCAGAGCGAACGATGTCTTCGATGCCAAACTCTACCATCTGGAAGTCTTTTTCCATACTTTGAACGATCTTCATGAAGTCAATGATACCTGTACGTTCATTAGACTTCTGGAGATCAGACTGACGAGCATCACCACAGAAAATGATCTTAGTATCTTGACCACAACGGGTGATGATACTGTCAAGTTCGTGGAAGTTCAGGTTCTGACACTCATCAATGATAACAATGGAGTTGTCCAGTGTAGTACCACGGAGGAATGATGTAGACCAGAATGATACAGTCTCTTGTGCTTTAAGATTCTCATACAACATCTCGAAAGAGTTGTCGTCGGGCATCTCAAACATATATTTTACCATATTCTTATAAGGAATTTGGTATAGAGATGCTTTATCTTCGTGTGTGCCAGGAAGGAAACCAATCTCCCTCGTAGCAACTAGTGAACGTACAAGATATACTTTCTCGTAAGGTGTAGTCTCGCTGAGAACATCACGTAATGCTAGGTACAAAGCAACAAATGTTTTACCTGTACCAGCACAACCATAAGCAAACAGATTCTTACCTGATTCATAAGCATCAAACATTACTGTTTGATTCTCAGTCAATGGTTCGACCTTGAGAAGATAGTCCTCATTGATAGGCTTCTTTCTTCTCATCTGCTTGGCAGACATCTTTGCTCCAGGAGCTTTGTTTCTTCCTCTAGGCATACTTCACCACTCTACTTTTGAACCAGGCATGTTTGCCATTTTTTTCATGTGCTCACCCCAACCTGGGTGAGTCTTGTTCATCTTGTTACGCCAGTCTCCGACTTCTCCGACACCAGCACAACCTTGTGACCAATCTTTGTCCCACTCAGGATTTTCATCCTTCCAAGTACAGTATTCTTTCATGGTCATGTGGAGAGTCTTAGTCTCTCCAGTTTCTTTATGTTTAACGGGATATGTAGGCATTACCACTCCAGTGCTTCAGCAACGATAGGGAACTGTTCTTTAAAGATATCACGACACGCCTCAGCGATGATCATGTGTTCTTTCTGGGTGCCATGAGCACTCCGTAGATCTATATAGTGGATCCAACTGCGCACTGATCCCGACATGTAGATTTTTGTGGGCGTGGCGAGGGGAAGCACCATACGGGCACACTCCTTGGCGATTCCTAGATCAAGCATCTGCTTGTAGATATCCATAGCAGATTCAAAGTGTCGTTGTACAACGATCTCTAGTTCTTGCTTGGTGAAAGCATCAACATCATCGATACTGTTCTGACGGTTCTTAGTATCCTGCCGTCGAATATCAAAGAGAGGAATACGATCTGCCAACATAGAACTGTCAGCATACCGTTGGGAAAACTCTTGATATGTGAAGCTACGGTGACGCAGGATTTGAGCTGCTATCGCCCTGGTGGTAGAGATCTCAAGCGTCATGAATGCCTGCTCGAAAACAGACCAGTGATTGTGCTTGATACAGTAGTTAAGGAGTCCCGAGACCTTCGGATTCTCCTGGTTGTTCGGGTTCGATACTCTCGCTACGTACCCCATCGTCTTCTCCGCTTCGGGAGTCACTGATATCAGTCTTACTGGTGATTCTGTCATCGATGTATCCGAATCCATAGTGTGAACGTTCTTTTGCTTGTACTAGTCTACGAAGTTGTCTTGCCTGATACAACTCCTTCTTGATTTTAGCATACTCTTCAGCATCATACAAGTGACCTTTCTCTACTGCTTGTTTGAGCCACTTAATATATTGCTTGAGTGATTGTGGTTGATTAGTCTGGGTATCCATCGTCGTCTCCTTCATCGTAATTGAATCCAAATCTACTGGCGTCTTGCTGTAGTTCTAACTTAGGTCGGTAAGCTTCTGTGTCTGAATAAACTTCCGACTTCAAACTGTCAACCAATAGCTCCAGGTTCTTAACGATTAACTTGAGTTTTTGTCTGTCCATATATGTGTACAGTTTTACCAATTATACACAAAAAAAGAGAGGGCGTCAACCCTCTCTTTCAATCTTCCAGTTTTTAGTGCCTCTGGATTTCAAATCTATCCACTTGGCATAATGTACACCACGATAAGTTAAAAATCCAAAGACTCTATCTGGATCGTGTTTATTTGGATCGTAATCTGGAAGGTCATATTCAAACTTGACCTTCAGCATTTACCTACCCCCATGTAAAAGGAGTAGTTCTCCATAGATCATACCGATGAAAGCCACACAACCTAGGGACGTGAGTCCAACTACTTGTAGTGCTAACATGACTATCACTTATTGTAGGTATGACCACGATAGCAGAAAGTACCATGTACTTCCTCGCCATTCTGCTGGCACTCGTAGCGAACGCCACGATAAGAAGTGACAGCAATCTGGGCATCGTGAAGGGCAGCAGCTTTGTTGATCTGCTTACGGATGATGTTAAGTGTGTTCATTGTAGGTCTCCTAAAAGAATGGGATTTTCGCCCCGTTCCTTCAGTCGTTTGCGTCCCAGTAGAAATTACATTCTGGTACATAGTCCTTAATGGTCTCGACCAACTCTAACTTATACTCTGGCTTCAGGTGCTCATGCTTTTTAATCCTAAAGATTACAGCATCAGCATCTTCACATGCCATTGTAGCTGAGAGTAGTAATTCTACCATGGGATGAACGCTCCGTTCCGCGACTTACTTGCGTCTTATGTAAACATTCCGTCACATTGACCTTCCACCTTTGTCTTAAGATACCCAATTAGATTCCACTTCGACCGTAGGTCTAGGTTGGGATCCATTTGAATCTCCACTCGACGTTGGAGGAACCTTTCACAACTCATGTGCCACCCGTAAGGATTGCCGTCATCATGATGGGCAAGGGTCAATGCCAGCAAAATGCTGAGCATAAGATGAACGATGGTAGTATTCTACCTTAATATATAGAGACTGTCAACCGTATCATCTGATACAATTTATAATCTCTTAACATGAGTGACTCTAGGGTCGGAACACCCTAGTTCTTTAATTATATAGTCACATGCTAAGCGTGGGCGACCTGTTGTGCCACATGTATAAACGTCCACAGCACAAGACCCCGCTTCAGGCCATGTGTGTATAGAGATGTGTGACTCTGCTAACAGTGCTACTGCCGTGATACCTTGAGGTTCAAATTTATGTGTCATTAAATTGAGCAGGGTCATCTTACCTTCGACGACTGCCTGCTCAAACATTTCAACTATGAACTTTTCGTTGTTTAACTTTTCTACATCACATCCATAAAGATTTAATAAAAAGTGATCACCCATTACGTCAACCAGAACTTATCGTTACCCTTTCTATTACACTTATGAATCTTGACATCATAACCAGCCTTCAGCAACCACTGAGCATGAACCAAAGTATGTCTCACATCCAAGTAAAAGAATACTTCGGAAAACTTTTTCGTGGAAATAGGAACTCCATTAGAATTAATTCTCCTAAGAACTTTCTTATCTGCTGCCAGACCTTCATCCTTCTTCCAGTAAAGAATACAAAAAGTTTGTCGTTTAGAAGGAACAACTTCTAAGATAGCTCTCTGTTCTTGGGTGGTTGGTTCAATCATGGTTATTTTTTAGGTGGACTCCACAGTTTAGGGTTGACTCTACCTTCAGTTTGTGTCATGTTCCTGAAGTCGTGTCTATATTTATCCCAGTAGTCATCAAAGATATCTACCTGCTTAGCAGCAGTGACAATATCAAACTTGGTCATACCATCCTGAGCATATTCAACTAGGAATGCTGTGTATGGCAGAGATCTATCTTGTGCCAGTGTTGGATCACAGTCGGAGTGTAGAACTTTACAACCTTTCCCCATCAGGAACGACCTCCCCACTGAATAGCAGGGAATGCTTCTTCAACACATGCCTTAGTAATCTTATATTTCTTCTGGAGTTTCTTGTCTTTGGCAAGACACAACACCAGTGCTTCACTTTCGTGAAGACCCTCTAGCATCTGGAGGAACAGAGACTCTCGCTTGGATTGCTTAAGCGAACTAGAACCACCTTTAAAGAAGAGATAGAGCTTACGATACTCA